AGTAGTGTCGCCCGCATCGGCAGCAGATGGTCATAGCATCTCCTCTATCTCGGCCAGCTCTAGGTCATCCGGCTGGCCTGCTAGTGTAATCACCTTACAGTCTATGCCAAGGGCACGCAGCTTCTTCACGGCCTTCTCCGAAGCTAGCCCAGTACCGCTGTCCCACAGGAAGGTAACCTTCTTCACCTTGCTGTGTAGAATCTTGTCGATATGTGTGTCGCTGAGGTGTGATCCGAATGTCGCAGTACAGTGGAGGTGCCTCAGCCACATGGAAACAAACGTGTTCTCTACCAGTACTAGCTCAGGCCATAGCTTGCATTCTTCCCAGCCCAGGAAGTAGTTAGTAATAGGGTGGCCTGAAGCATACCGATACGGCTTCGGCCCCGCCTTGAACCAACCCTCATACGTAAGAGCTGCCCGGTTTATACGGCGGCTGTTGTACTGCACCAGCTCACCGCCCTCGTAGACAGGTACATACAACCGCTTACCGTCACTGCGTATGTCAAACTGCTGGATGTGTTCCCACGTCACACCCCTAGTCTCCAGCGCATATACCTCTCGGTCGTCCCAGTGTATCTTAGTGGCCTCCTTGGGCAGGGCCACCGGCTTAGCCAGCACGGTGTCGATGTTGTCCAAGGCAGGTACGTAGCCTGAGAGTTCCGGCCCATACCCCACCGAATCAATCAGCCTGTCGAGAGGGAATGTCTCACGACACGTAGCCCTATGACAGAAGCCCACCTGCTTAGCCACGTTGAAGTAGCAGCTCGGGTGGTCACACTCAGGGCAATCGAACTGTAGCTCATTGCCGTTCTTCTTGTTCACAGCAAAGGCACCCAGCAACCACTGAGTTATGTCAGCCTTGCTGTACTCAGCCACAAGCTATCCCCCAGATGGCCAGCCACATCAGGCAGTACACGATAGCGGTGATGCCTGCGATAATCATTCTGCTGTCTCGTCCAGCTTCTTAATCAGTTCGTCTGCTCGTTCGATCCCCTTGTCAATACAATTAGGGAACCCTGTTCCCTCATCGAAGAACATCACAGCAAACTTCAGCGCCGCCTCGAATCGCTGCTGCTTATCCTGAAAGAACTCAGTCACCTCAAATGTCAAGTCACTACCCATTATCTAGGCCCCCATCCACCAATCCAGGGGTTGCCCTTCAGGCTCGCAGCTACCTTGTCGCAGCCCTTGCACAACCCGGACTCATTTACCTTCAGCACAGCACCACATGAGGGTACCATACAGATCCGCTTAACCTTTCCCTGATTTCGCATAGCCATCTCCTGACCAGCCACCACCCTTCAGGGAGAAGCTGCTCTTACATAGTTGTCTCTTGCATGGGGAGCAGCACTGTACATCGTTGCCGTCTTGGTCAACTCCCATCTTAGTACACTCAGTCAACGGCTCAGCTGTGATCCTCTGCTGTACCACTGTCTCATGGTTCGACTCACATAGGTACTCGTAGTACGGCATGATGTCCACCCTACCTCCCTATTCTATCAGCCACGAGCTTCGCCGTTTCTTCATCGACGAGGGGGCTGAGGTCTAGCTCACCATAGTGCTCATTGAAGTACGTACTGTGGGCTATGATGACATCAGATTTGTTAGGAGCACAGTCCACGCATACCCATGTCTTGTAGGCTAGAGAGGGGTACCCTGCGTGACCACTCAAGTATCTCTTGTAGTACCACATGGGCTCACCCTTCACATCATCGGCACACTCATCACACCTACGATAGAACCACTTAGGTGTACGCATACGGATCAACTTGATGACTCTGTTCAGCTTGTCTCGCCTCATCCTAGTCTGTCCACTGCGTTGTTGTACTGGTCTATGCCTTCCTGATCTTGCAGGTAGTCAGGCTCAACCTCTCTGTCGTCCTGAACATACATCTTATCCATAGGGTCTAGCTCCATACCCTTGTACGCACACTGTATGTCTCCTGGGTACTTTGCGTTGTGCTGCTGTGCGAACACGCGCCACTCAAGCATGAGGCTAGCTCTCTCCTCAAGCCAAGGCTCTGTCTTTCTTAGTGCCCATTCCTTAAATCTCCACCACATCACCATACCTCCTCAAGGGCTAGGAATATGCCGTGAACTACAGCCGCTAGCCCTACGAAAGCTGCTACAGTAAAGAAGCTACCTCCCGCCATGCCAAGCAACCCAGCCCCACCATAGATCATTATGTATTTTCTCATCTCAGCCTCCCATCCTGTAAAAGTCATGCATCATCTTGATCTCTCCTGATACCTTCTCACCACATAGGCCGCAGGTATCTTCGTCGGATAGCTCAGCCTGTACCCATCCATCCTCCCACCAGTCATCAACCCTCCCGAACTCCGGGTGCTTATGGGTGATGTAGTCATCGTTGATCCTCCATCTACCTACATGGACAGCGTTTGTATCTTCCATAATCAATATGTCTGGGCCATTCAGGATACATAGAGCACCGAGGTGCTCGTCTGCCGCTATGATCGTGTCATCATCCTTCAGCTGCATGGTCTTCACCACCCCATCATAGTACGCCCTGGTTGTGGTGTAGGGCTTCCCGTACCATGTCACTGTGTTCTCTGAGAGCTTATCGTCGTGTTCGTATGTCATCAAACCATCTCCAACATCTGAGTCCCACATAGTACCTCTCAACTTGTGCCCAGCCTTGCTCAGCGTGGCTAGCAGAAGCAGGCTACGTTTATTCATAGAGAAGGCCCTCCCCTGGTATGCCAAGGAAGGGCCTCATAGCTGCGGGAACCTACTAGAGGTAGGCCCTCACCCCGCAGCATCGGAAATGTACCCTGAGGTTTGAGTAGCTGGTTAGCTTGCCGCCAATACATCAGCCCCTCAGGGGATTTTATACTGGAGTCATGTACCAAGGTACAATTATTACTATTCCCAGTATAAGGTACAGTGATGATAGATTCAGAATCATAATGAATGTTCTCATTGTAGTTCATGATCTTTAGTATCATCTTCTTCATCTTGTTGTTATTGTTTTTTCCCATAGTTTTGAACCAATAGGCTCATGATGTCGAGCTGACGTTTCTTTATGACACCAGACGTAAGAGTGCGTCCGGTCTCAAGGGGTAACTGAGCCTCTAGCTTTCCTTCCCCTGGTGTGTATCCCATGGGCTCCTCCTTCAGTTGAAGTGTATTTCAGGGGGCTCCCTCTTAGAGTCTCCCTTCTCTCTATTCTATTATAGCTTTTTTCTCAAACGATTGCAACCCTAGTCCCGTTGCTTACGCTGCTGCCTCTTCACCTGCTGCTCACGAGGCGACTCATCGTATGTCTCATTGATGTCATCAACCTCGCAAGTGTCCTTATCATATACGGTATTCGTAATGCTCATCTTCCCAAGGTCACACTCAAGGTAGACAGATCGGTGTGCCCTACGTGAGTGGCGTTGCTTCAGGTCAGCCAGCTCCATCACTATCTTGTCATCGTTGATGGCCTCCTGCCTCATCCCGATGATGGCAGCTGCCTCTTGCAGATGCTTGACCGATCCTTGTGCCATGTCCAGGCCAAGCGGCTGCTTGCCCTTCTCCTTGGCGTACCCTGATCGGTTGGTCTGCGCTGCTGTCCATACCAGTATGTTGTGGCGCTTGGCGAAGCGGGAAAGATCACGGGCAATCGCACCGATCCAATCCCATACCCTATCCCTACTGTACCCCGTATCACAAGGCTTCATACGCTCAATGAAGTCAAGCACCAGTACGTCAGGCTTCCACCCAATAAGGTTGACCCACTTCATCATCTCTGCCTCAAGATCATCGACGCTAACCTCTCGATTAACCTCAGTTAATCGCAGCCTATCCTGTAGCCCTGCCTTCCACTGCTTCTCAAGTATGGGTGACACGGCACCAACTGTCGGGTCATCTATGATCTTAGTCACCTCCTCACCTGTGAGGCGGGACAGTACCCTCTCTGTCTGCTCCTCCATCGACAGCTCATTGGTGACCAGCCATACCCTGCGCTGCTCCACCGTGGCCATGAGGTGAGCCATGACCACCAGCATCGTGGACTTACCATCCCCCGTGGGGGCCATTATGATACCTAGCTGCTTGGTACGCAGCCCACCAGCACACCATTGATCTATCGTATGGATACCAGTAGGGATTCTCACTAGCTCAGGTGCGAACCCATGGTTGTCAACGAGGTAGTCGATGGCCTCTCGCACATCCATTGACTTGTCCTCGCTG